TCTTTGAACGTATCGAACTCAGAGTGATCAAGTTTCTTTTCGTTCAGTTCCACAGAACAGATGTGATCCAGTCGGTAAGACTCTTGATTAGTATAGGTAAATTTCTTATACAATTCAAGGTAGTCTAACTGAGAAATACCAAGGGTGTCGATGGCAGTTTGCTTACGACCTTTAATATAAATCTCACGAGTAGACACAAGTTTCCAAGGTGACAGAAGTTTTACAAACTTCTCACCCATCATACGATTGATACGATTGTGGATGTACGGCATATCGAACAACTGCACGTTCCATCCAGTAATCACATCTGGGTAGTTCTCTTGCCAGTAATCAAGGAACGCTCCCAACATGCTCTCTTCTGAGCGGAAATGCATGTAGTCCACCATGGGGTCCTTGTTATCGAATGCTCGCGCCCCGAACACAATAATGCGACCAGAGAAGCTGTCCTTGATACTAATGGCAAGGATTTCCTGATCGGCAGACTCGATATCTGGAAAACCGTTTTCTGCTGCGGTTTCAATATCAATTGTGAATACACGGATCTTGGAGGAGTCAAACTTGAGTTCCTCCTCTGGGTGTTGTTCAGCAATATACTGATACAAGAATCGACTGTTTCCATAGATCTCAAAGTCATCTACTTCTTTATATCGTTTTACAAACTCTCTTGCTTCTGTGATAGATCCAAACTTATGTGGTTCTACGCAGTCTCCCTCTAGTGTTCTCCACTCAGAATAATTCTTTGTAGGCAAGTACATCGTGGGGTTGAAAGGAACCCTCACGCTGTAGCGATTGCCATTCTCATAACCACGGACAAGCAGGCGGTTACCTGCTTGCTCAACACTAGTGTAAAACTTCATTCAAGACATTCAATATAACGAGCAAGGATTGCCGTGCTCGGGTTGGTCACAACAGTAATGTCAGAGGATCTGACATTAAATTCACGCTCGGAAGAGTGCTCTGCCCATGGGCATAGTTGACCTTCATAGTCTACCAAATATGGTTCGACTAACCAAACATCAGGGTCACCTGATAGAGTGTCCCCCTCAACTGGTTCTACTTGAGCGATGATCCATTCATTCTGCAGCTTCAGCAGGTTCGCTTTCAGTTCCATTTTCTACCTCAACAAAAATTTGGTCTCGTGGAATTCCTGCTGCTTCTAGTTGCTGTGCATATTGCTCAACAATATTTTCATCAGGAACAGATACTGCAATGATGTGTTGACCAGAGAGCAAGAACTCACGCTCGGGACTGAACATACACCAACGATTGTACTTCACTGGATAGTTTCCATTCTCATCAATGTCGCCCAGAGACAAGTTGAATGGTTCTGCCATCTTGTATCCCAGGACTCTATCTGGTTCAGATTCATCCCGCACGTCTGTGAACAAACAAAGGACTCGCTCTGCAGTAGAAAGAGTCACTACACGAATTGGATGATTAGCTGTCACTGTCATTGGTTTCCTCTAGTTCACGTTTTTGTTTAATTTTTCTCTTGTAAGATTCTTCCAATCCTGGTTCAGGATTACTAACTGTCATCACACAATCATATGGAAGTTTGAATTGGTCATCTCTTGAATATGGATTCCACTTACTAAACCTAACTTGATACTCCATACCATACTCTTCAGTTAGGTATTGTTTAGTACCACCTTCTAGGTTCAGGATATATGGTTCGTCCATCAACAGACAAATACCTTTCTTGTCATCGTCATCACTATCAAAAACTTCTTTCAGTTCGGTAATAAGACGATCACCTGTTTTCAGGGTAATTACTTGAATTGCCATGGTGATATTGTTTTACACTACAGTTTAACATCAAAAAAGGGCACCGTCAAGTGCCCTTCATTTTTTATTTAGAACCACTTTTTTCTCTTCTGTTTTTCAGGTAGATTCTTCACAAGAGTAATTGTCAAAAGTCCGTCTTCAAATTTTACTTCATCGATTTCTACATCATCTCCCATCTGCCAGTTACGAGAGAATGTCCTATAAGATATTCCTTTGTGATGATATTTTCTTTCTTTATCTGCAGGTGCTTTACGAGCAGATACAGTCAAAACATTTCGTTCAGTTTCGACTTCAATATCTCCAGCTGCAAATCCTGCCAAAGCAACTTCAAGTATGGTCTTGCCATCTCCTCCGTCAACCACGTTGTATGGAGGGTAACTTGATCCACTACCAGCAATTGCTTCGAGTCTGCTGAATGTTTCATTGAATCCGATTGAATATGGGGTATATGTTTCCCAGGTTATGTTAGTCATGTCCTTAAATAAGCGACGTTTGCATAGGACCCCGAAGGCATCCTGGCGTAAGAGTGGGACGGTGAACCGCCCCTCGTCCTCTCACACACTTATTTAACGATTGGCAACAAACCTTTAATAGCGGAGAACCGTATTAAAACTTACGGTTTACTCAACCGTTGTTTTCTTACGACCGATATTATACTTGGATTCTAGCGTCCACTCCTTTTTTTCTTTGAACGCTAATACTTTAATTTGATTGAGTGGTGCTAGATCAGCAATCTGATCAGCATTCACAATAGTAATCAATCCCCAATCAGAAAGCAACTGAATAATTCTGTTACGACGCTGAAGATCGTTCAAAGAAAAGTTCGTGTTCTTGCCATCTAGAGCGAACAACTCTTTGAAATGTACAATGTAATACTTGCCTTGCTTATGCAAGATATGACAAGACTGGTAAATCTTTTTTTCTTTGCGGGATGCAACACCAATACGTGTGAGCGTTTCTCTCACTTTAAGGAAGTCATCTGGTTCACGAAGGACTACCTCTACCATATCAGTTTGTTTCCACTGGACCTCAGTATCAACGCTCATTCTTTCCACCTTTGCTCAATGCTTTCTTAATATTATCTAGTTGATCCTTGGTGAGAATCCTGAGAGCTTGAAGTGCTTTATCGTCATTATAACCATAATACTCTTTGACTAACTCAAGATAATCAATAGAATCTTTACGTGCCCAGGGAGAAAACCTCTTCCTTGGTCTCACACTATTTAGCAAAAAGTCATATTGCATCTTCTTAGGAAGATTGGGATACTTGTTCATCTCATTGGCATACAAGATAGTATCCGTAAAAGAACTGAGGCACCTGTTAATAATGTAAGGAGGATAACCTCGCTCAGCATCAACGTCACCATCAAGGATATTCTTTTTTGATTGATTGATGCTGTACAGATAATCTTTCAGTTGATACGTCATTCCAGTGTCTAATTACTCCAGATATAATAAAAGTGTTAGTGACCATGTAACTAACAAAAATAACGGTGCGTATGATAGCAACGTAATTGTCAAAAGGAGCTGTCTTGTCGTCACTGAAACTCCCTAGTGCATACTTCCATACTTGCCACATTAGAACTTAGCAGTGACACTAACAATCTTGGCACCAGGGTTGCGGGCAATAGCAACCTTGCGAGCGTCCTGGTAGTCTGTAGCAATCACCTCTTCCTTGAAGACGGTGCCTGCTTTGTAAAGGGTGACTTCACATTTCATAGTTGGTTAGGACGAGTTCCTTGCGTGACGCTTGATCTGTATTATAACTCCCCACGCTCCTCATGGTGTAAGTGTGTGCAAATTCTCCTACTGTCCACCCTTTGAACCTTTCCCTGATAAGAGCAGACGAATTGTAAGATATGCATTGAGGACCGATAAACCTATCACACTTAATAGCAAAATGATCGTGGTTGAACCCGCTGTGCATATTGCCCCGCTTTCCATATAGATTAGATCCAATTTCATAGGGGGGATCAAGGTATGTGAATACGGACTTTTCATCGCTAAGGAGTTGTTCATATCCAAGATTAGTAATTTTCCAATTGACAATTAGTTTTTGATATTCACTCAGTCTTTCAATACCTGCGAGGGAAAAATTGGATTCACTTGCTTGTTTAGAGAAGGAGCTACTCTCGGTGAGACCTGAGAAACTACACTTATTAACGACATAAAAAGACACAGCACGATGTAGATTCTCAGTCTCAGAGGGATCTTTCGCCAGATACGCCTTCGCATCCAAGAAAAGGGATTTGGCGGAAGCGGGGTCAATGTGCCTTTGTTTAAGTTGGAGCAGGATGTTCTTAATTTCATTGCCATTGTCCTGTAGTTCTCTCCAGAAGTTATAGAGAGGTTCGTAGAGATCATTTACCCAGATATCCATTTTAGGATAACGTTTAGTAATTTCAAGTGCAACAGATCCACCGCCCACGAAAGGTTCACGATATTCCTTGAAGTCTTTTAGATCAGGAAAATATTGAAACAGTTTACTCAGAGCACGACTCTTCCCGCCTGGGTAACGCAATGGTGTTTTCAGGGATTTCATAGTCTGCGGCATGATATTTAAGGTACTCCCAAAAGGTCATTTTCATTTCTTTTTGCGACATGCCGCAATGAGCAGCTGCAGCAGGTAAGTTCATTGTAGCATGAAATAGTCCTTCATGCGCTTCTCTTACATTTTCTGGAGTTGTCTTCTTCACTTGAATTCGCAACTCATCATGATTTCTGTTAAACATGCTAGTAGGTTAACCTCCTGATCAGGGACAATAGGAATGCTATTCATATACTTAGCGATGATAAGGACTGCTTCTGGAATAGAAGCAGGTTTGAGAACTCCATACAAACTATCATAGATCTTACGCATGACCATCGTAGGGTCATTGTCCATGTGTTGTACAACCCAAGTCTTGACAGTGGTAAACTCTTTCTTTTTCAGCGAGCTAAGTAGAGAGTCCAAATTAACGTCAGCAACGTCCACAAGGATAGCAGAGTTAATACTTCCAGTAGCAGCATAGCGTTGGCACTCATTAATAAGACGCCGCCAATCAGGATAGTAACGCTTAGTGAGCTTGGCAAGGACTTTATCTTCATACTGGATCTGCTCGTGATCTAGAATAGTTTTCAGGCGAGTGAAGAACTGACCTTGCAGACCAGTTGCCTGCTCAGGTTTGATCCTGAAGTCAACGACCGTGCAACGTGAGTGCAGCGGTTCGATAATTTTATTGATGAAGTTGCAGGTAAAGATAAAGCGACAGTTACCATGGAACTCCTCCACAGCGGTCCTGAGGGAGAGCTGCACGTCGTTAGTGGTGTTGTCTGCCTCATCGATGATAACGACCTTGTGGGACGCTCCAGAGGTCAGGGAGATGGTGGTAGCAAATTGCCTCACACGGTTCCTCACGGTGTCTAGGAAGCGTCCTTCATCGGATCCATTGATCACGATGTAAGAGGCACCAATCTCCTCACACAGCGCCTTAGCAATGGTAGTCTTGCCCACACCTGCAGTGCCACTCAGCAGCAGGTTAGGAAGTTCTCCTTGGTCAACAAAACCCTGAAAGACATTCTTGATGCTGTCAGGGAGGATGCAATCTTCAACAATGTTGGGGCGGTATTTCTCCACCCACAAAAATTCTTTGCTCATTCAAGGGGTCTGGTAAATGATTTAGATATGATGTCCTGGGCATTGAACATCATTTGCATATATTCTACACCCTTCTTGGGTTTAGTATGCTCACCGCATGTGAAAATATCACACACCGCCATGCCTTTCTCAGGCCATGTATGAATGCTGATATGGGACTCAGCAAGCATAGCAACACAAGTCACACCCTGAGGATTAAACTTGTGAGAATGAAGTGCAAGCAATGTAGACTTGCACTTTCTGGATGCTGTATAAACAATATCCCTAACGAACTCTTCATCATTTAGAAGATCTTTCGTACAACCTTTCATTGTAAAGAGAATATGCTTCATTACATATGTCCAGGCATTGAGGAAGATAGTTTCAATACTTCTTTGGGTCCAAAGTTACAGTTCAGAAGAACACGATTTTTTACAGTGGTTGGCGAATGACCAGTATGCACATGGTCACCAGCAAAGAAGAGAACCCTGTTAGGTTTAGGATCAATCTTTTTCTTCACAGTAAGTTTATCGTATTCATACTCACCGTATTTGAGTTTTAGAAAATCACTGTTGATACTACGCTCTCGCTTATCCATATCATCAACGTTGATTGCTCGTTCGTTGAAGATAACTGTTGGACCATCAGCTTCATTCAAGTAAAGAATAGCAGTGGTGTTGCGAGTTGGAAGATCAACATGTGGTGGGTGCATGTGGAGTTCTTCTCCAGAATACACAGTCATATCCAAACGTGCTCGATACGTTTGTTCTTCTCCAGTAAAGTCTTGCATCATGAATACTGCAGGACCCATAAAGTGAGTCAAAGTTTTCTCATTGAAACTACGCTCACCTTCATAGTCACTGAACAGATGGACATTGAATCCATAATCGAACAAACTATTCTGAGCATCAGACTGGAGGGTAATATCCTTTCGGAAGTTCCACTCCATGCCATCGCCTAGGATAATATCCTGCATCCTTTGGAAGTAGGATGGAGGAAAGAAATTGTCAACTACTTCAATATCAATCAAGGTTCCAATGCAATGTAATAAGTCAAGTCAACGTTCTCACTAGTCCACTCCGAGATAAGATGCTGGGAAATTTTGACAGCATAGTCACCAGGGAGCACACGGATATTCTCAATCTTGACATCCAGTGAATAAGACCCAGTGCAGCAACCAGAGATGGTTTGCTCGTAAGTATTGCTGGTATCATTCTCTTTATCACGCAAGATGAGTTTGATTTCGTTTGATCCTTCTTCAGACTGGAAGGTAAGATCAGGGAGACTGTAGACAGCAGATGCTTTCTGCAAAGCAATCAAATCATCACCAGTCAAAGTAAACTGAACATCAGCACCAGGAAAATTTACATTCTTTTCTGGAGCACTCTTGAGCGTAATTTCAGGATCTGAAAAATAATACTTAGCAGACTGACGACCCCCACGGATAGAAACAAAATCGCCAGTGGTAAATTCGAGCTGAGGATCATTAAACAGAGAGATACCGCTAAGGAACTGGCTGAGATCATAAATAGCGAAGTCCACAGGGAATACTTCATCACCAGTGAACTTTGCAAGGATATTCTCTGCGTTAGAGATGGTCCGTACAGTGCTTCCCTTGCGGAAGACAATGGAGGAGTTGATTGTGCTGAAGTTCTTGAGGACATCTAGGGTTTTTTTAGAAAGGATAACTTTGCTCATTGAGGGTAAGTTTCAAGGGTTGTAGATTTGTCAGAGAAGTGAAGAAGAAGCAAAGCATAGTGCAGGATCTTGATAATGTCCCGTCGTGCAGTTCCCTTCTTATCGTAGCGAGAAGCATACTTGAGGATGTTGCTTCGGCAAAATGCCTCAGCGTCTCCACATGCTTCAATCAAGTCTAACGTTTGGATGCTGTCATTACCAGCAGAGTAGTGTTGTCCATAAGTTCCAGAGATGTAATCACGTAGCTCTGCAAGCAAAGCATCTTCATTATATTTGTTTGCCATTCAACGATTCCAGATTAGGCGTAGATTACTATGGTAGCATTCTTCGACGTTGCCGTCAAGGTCTTTGACAAACAACTTCAGACCCTCGCCACCTAGGATCCTAACCGTCTTGCCACTATCAAGAATGGCAAGATGGTTTACGTAACCGTGGAACTTATCAGTCCTGGGTTGTGGCATCTTCTTCCTCCTCGGTTTGTACATCAGCATCAATTTTATCATAGAGTTCGATGAATGACTGTTTGGTTTCATCATCGAAACGGTTTACACAAACTTTAATTGCTTTCATGCGATCACCCCAGATAGCATATGCTCGCATGATGTGGACCAGACGACGGGTGGAGATCACCTCATCGATACCACCATCCTTGAAGGTGCGACGGATAATGTCTGCCCAGTTAGAAAGGTTAGTGCAGAACTCTTCATCGTGCTTACCAACAGAGGCAGCGACACGCAGAAGAATCTTACTCTCAATAGCAGGGGTAGGATACTCCTGCTCAAAGGTCAGAGCAAAACGCTCAAGGAATGCTTCGTTAAGAACATTGGTGCCGATAAAACGTCCATCATCAGAACCCTTGCCCTTGGTGTTGGCAGTAGCGATGACGTTGAAACCAGCAGCAGGTTGAACATAGCGACCAGTCTTCTTCAGGAAGACACCCTTGCCTTCCAGTACAGATTGCAGGCACAAGATCTTGTTAGATGCCAAGTCAACTTCATCTAGAAGAAGAACAGCTCCCCTTTCCAGAGCTTCGATGACAGGACCATTATGCCAAACAGTTTCACCGTTAACCAAACGGAAACCACCAATAAGGTCATCCTCGTCAGTTTCAATGGTAATGTTTACACGGATCAACTCCCTATTTAGTGCAGCACATGCTTGCTCAACAGAGAAAGTCTTACCGTTTCCTGACAGACCAGTGATAAAAGTAGGATAGAAAATACCAGACTGAATGATCTTCTTTACATCAGAGAAGTTACCAAACGGCACATAGTTGCTGTCCTTGAGAGGAACGAGGTTTTGTTCTTGACGCTCAGTAACAGGAACAGCAGCAGGTGCTTGATAAGTCTGCTCAAGTTTTTCTTGAACAGTCAGTTGCCAGGTGCCACGCTTGACATAGAAGTCACGCAGACGCTTGACTGCTGTAGCATAAGTAACTTGGAAGTGGTCTGCAGCAGAACGCACAGCATCAGCATTAATGTCATTACCATAAGTTTCAGACAGGTAAGCGGTCAGTTGAGTTGTAGTCAGATCAGAACGAGCAGGCATTGGTTGGTTGCGTATGAAGTAAGTATAGGGCAGAGTGGGGCAGAGTCAGGGGCAGAGTGGACGGTTCGTCAGGCGACATACTCAATAAAAGAATTTAGCAATTTCTTGTTCGTGGACTTACCCTTCAACATCTTTTTAAATGCCTTGGAGATCTCACCTTTCTTTGCACCACTCTCCACATCAAACTCAGTGTCTTCATCGATTGCACTGTTCTTGATTGCATAGAGAGCAGTGTAACTCTTTGGGTGAGGAATGATAGCAGACTTGTCTTTCTTCCATTGCTTCTGGACTTGATCATAGTGAGCGATGCTGGCATAGGTACTGACAAAACCAGACAAACCAGTGCCGCCCATGATACGAAAACCGAGCACATTTACATCAGTGTTACGATCACGCAGCTGCTGAATGAAAGTGTTAGTCATCTCACCCCACCCGTCGTTCATAGCATAGACACGTCCAGTAGTGCGATCACGCAGAATAGTGTTGTAGTCAAGACGACGAGGACGCACGTAATACTCATCAGTGTGATCATTGTAATACTTGCGACCGTAAGCACTGTTACATGCTTCACCATCAGTCAAAATACAGACATTGACTTTCTGAAGATCGTTCTGAGATTTGAACTGTGGGATGATGTAATTAAGCATCACAATACCCTCATTCAAAGGAGTGCCAGAAAGTCCAACACCCATGGTGGTGTGATATGCAACGTGGTGGACGTAAGCATATGCCTCGCGATACAGATTCAAGCACATGCGATCATAGTTTTTAGCATTAGAACGAGATGACACAAAGTTCATCAAATGGAATACATCTTTCTGAAGGAAGATCTTACCTTCATCGCAGTTCTTTGAAGAATAGTATTCTTCATCACTCAAATACTCATTCTGTCCATTCTTAGCGCGACGGGCAATGTACCACTCATTGGTGAAAGCATAAACCTCAAAAGGAATCTGAACTTTCTTGCAGAATGCAGTAAGGTTCAAGACTTGTTTTACAGTTGAAAAAAGATCTTTGCCCATTGAACCAGACCAGTCCAGTAGGAAAATAAGACCATGGTTTTTGCCATCAGGCAACACCGTTACTTTCTTGAAGATGTCATCATTGTACTTGTAAGTGTGTAACTTAGAAGTATCAAGCACACCAGTCTTAGATTGACCTGCACGAGCGTAAGCGTCAGCAGACTTACGGCACTCAAACTCTTTAACAAGATAGTTAACCTCCTTCTGAGATTCTTTACGAAACTTCATATAAGATTTATCTACATCGTCATAGCGATCTGAGCGATCAATACCTTCGTCATTGTTAACCCAGTTGTTGCGGCACTCATCAATCCAGTCATGAACCTCAGTCCAGTCAGCAATGTAGGTGGGGAGATCCACACTCTCAGGAATCTCAACGTAGATAGGATTGCTGGCATGACGGTTGGTCAGTTTTTCAGCAGCATCGTCAAAAGCACGCTGAGTTTCAGAAGTTTCACCACCAACTGATTCAGCAGTATCTGCTTCATCTTCGTCTTCGTCTTCATCTTCCCAACTGTTAGCAGGAGAATTGTTACCATCTGGTTCATTTGCAGATTGACTCTCCTGTTGCTGCACAGATTCTTCGCCATCGATACTTTCGTTTTCAGACTGCTGAGGTTGAGCAGCGGATTGTTCTACTTCTTCAGTTTTATTGCTGAATGCATAAACATCAGCAGCAATCTGCAGCACTTCTTCAAAAGTCTCAGCAACATCAGTGCGAGCAACAAACACTTGCTCCTCAATAGAAAATGGGATCATGGCACTAGCACCAATCTTGAAGTGCAGATTGATACGGTCGATCAAGCTAAAGGTATTGAAGTCTTCTCCCTCAACACCGAAAAAGTCTGCATCATTCAGTTCTTTGTATCCACCAGCAAATGACTTACGAAGACCAGGATACTTACGCTTCATCAGTTTCTCGATGCGGGCATCCTCAATGACATTCACAAAGTCTTTGGGACAGTCTGCGGCATCACGCCAGTCCTTGTTTGGAGTGAAGAGAGCATGTCCTACTTCATGTCCCACAAGCATGTCATAGACAATGCTGGATGCTTTGTCCCAGTTGGGAAGGGTCAAGACACGGCGGTCAACGTCAAAGGATGCAGTGCTGACTTTACGGTGCTCAACAATAAGGTTCTCGGTAGCGAGGAGTTTAGCGAGGTTACCTTTGATTTCTTGGTTAAGCATGGCGTTGTCCGTTGATGCCATTAGTATATACAAAAAAAGGTGGTCCGAAGACCACCCTAGTCCAGTTCAGCAACTGACTCCTGTATGACAGAGAAGTTCTTTTCTTTGACTGCGGTTAGCGTTCTTTCAAACTTTCCTTCTAGTTGCTCCCTGTGACTGATGACATACACGTTAGAATTGTCATCGAAATTACGGAGGATCCAACCAAGATCAGAACCACCTTGCTGATCGAGTGAACTATCAAAGATCTCATCTAAGATCAAGAGGTTAGTATCCACGCTATTCTTAAGTTTAGCAATAGAACGCCAAGTAAGCAACAAAGCGATATCAATTCTAGACTTTTCACCTTCACTAAAGCTATCATAAGAAAACACATCACGGTATCTAGACTTTATTATCTCCTCAAAGTTCTCGTTCAACGTAAAATTGACATAAAAATCCATACGTTGGAGATATTGATTGATCAACTGATTCATCGCTGGAAGATACGTCTTGATAATACGTGTCTTGATTCCATTGTCTTTCAACAACTGCGATGCTACCAATAGTGTATCACGATCTTTCTTGTTCTCTGCCTGAGTCCCACCCAATTCTTTTTTCTTCTTAACAAGACCTTCGAGTTTTACAAACTCTGCTTTCTTGTCTGGGTTGCTACCTTCCAGTTCTTTGATCTCTGACTCGATGTCAGTAATTGTTTTCTTGATAGAACTGATCTGAAAATTAGACTGACTGATCGATGCATTCAACTGCATGACCTGATCAGATAATTTAGTAAACTTATGCTCGCGTTCTTCTTCTTTTTCTATCTCGGCAAGAAGATCTGATACGC